CGCTCCTGCTACCTTCTGGGTGATATTAGCATCCGATTTGTAGCCAGCCTTGAGAAATTGGGTTAATGACCCGGGATATCAAGGTGGAACTAGCTAATGGGGTTGAAGACCCCCGGTTGAGATACCGTTAGCGTGTGCCCTAAATGAAGGCCTTTAAAGAGGGGACTGCCCTTGTAAGCTAGCCACTATCTCCTATCCGCCAATCCTTACCACTACGTTACAATTCTTTTGTTCATGAAGAACTCAAATCGCACGTCAGAGGCTCGGTTAACAGGTAATACTCGTTGGATCATGAAGCGAGAGCTTCGGATCTTTATGATGTTACCAGTTTGGCTAATGGGACTGCGGCGACTTTGGGGGACATGCTTCCAACCCTTGCACGATCGGATCCTCGAACTTTGGAAAACTAATGGGAGCCTTTGGCTTACCCAGTACCTTTCCCAAGTCTGTCGGATTATCGTCCTTTGGGTCGGGAACGAACCGTATGGGGGTACGACTGCCTCTGTACGGGTTCGAGTAACCCGCTCAGGTCTACCGATATTACTCCCGAGAGCATTACGTTATGTCTTCCACCTCTTACGAGGCGAAGAACATGCGTATGCTCTCCGAGTAATTCGTGTGACTCTCAGCGTTCTCTCTGTCTATCGGGTAGTTGGCTGCGCACCTATTCTGAAGTTAGAGACTATCACGTCTCCTTTCTCCGGATTAGGTGCTACACTTACCGCGTGGGAAGTGAGTCAGGCTATCGGGTTCCTACCAAAAGCACTCGTTATTGGACGTGTTTCTTGGACTTATTTGTCCGAGAGCGCCGGTCCGAATTTCAGACGATCGACCTGGTCTTGTGGATTAGATGCTTTAGCCTTCCTTCGTGATCCACTGGTGTGGTATCACTGGTTGACTGTAGCTATCTCCCAAAGAGCATGGGTACTCATCATCTGGAACCTTATCACGGTGTTTGGAACTCTCCCTTTAGTTCCTTTACTACTGATGAAAGGCAGATATCCTCGGTTCCTTGGCCGTCTCGTTAAGCTATTTGAAGCACGAGGGAAAGTCCGAGTTGTCGCTATTACAGATTGGTGGACTCAGGTTCTCCTGAAACCCCTCCATGATGCAATTTTCGACATCCTCCGGTCTATCCCTGAAGACGGTACCTTCAATCAAGAAGGTCCCGTTCTTCGCTTATTAGCTTACGTACGTGCCTCGGGAGCCCCGGTGTTCTCCTATGATCTCTCAGCAGCAACTGATCGACTCCCCGTTGCCTCCCAGGTACAAGTCCTGAGATCCCTTGGGATCTCTTGGGCTGTAAACTGGGCATCGCTATTAGTGGTGCGGCCCTGGTACCTCGATCGAGTGCCCGTATTTTATGCAGTCGGTCAACCCATAGGAGCTCTCTCCTCATGGGCCATGCTTGCTCTCTCACACCATTTACTGGTGCAGATTGCGGCACAGCGCGTCGGCGTCTCAGGTTGGTTCAACCATTATGCTATTCTCGGTGATGATATCATCATTGCAGATGAAGCGGTGGCGAAATCATACTTGGCTCTTATGCATCCTTTGGGTCTCGAGATTAACCTCGGAAAATCTTTCGAGATGAAGTCGGGAACCCTAGAGTTTGCTAAGAGATGGATAGACCCTCTCCTTGGGGACATTTCCCCTATGAGTCCGGGTCTTATCCTGGCCTCGATTCGTAACCCACGCATGATGCCG